TTAATGCTTTTTCATTATCAGAGAATGCACTTACTAATCCTCCTATTAAAGCAACAACTAAACCTATACCAGTTGCTTTTAAGGCAAGACCAAACTTATTAGTTGAAGATGTAATTGTATCAAGTCCTCGACCAAGCATACCTAATGGACCAGGTGCTGATGCTAATGTATCAACAAGGTCTTGAGATTGTGTGGTGGCTCCTTTGGTCTTATCCTTAATATCCGCCATCCTTTGGGATATTTTATTATAGTCAGCACTACCAGCAACAAGTTCTTTTTGGACTTGTTTCAATTCCCTTAACGTCTTGAGTGTGTCTCCACCTTCAAGTGCTGCCTTTACCCTTACATTTAATTCGACTGTTTTTGCCATTTCTTATTTAATTTTTCTTTGCCATTTCACATATCTCAGGTAATACCTTGAGTACATTCTGTAATTTTACAAACTTTAATTTGTCTAACATATCTATTGATAATAACCTTCTAAACTTTTCTATTGGTTCTTCTTGTAATAACAATTCAAGTTCAATAAGTTCCTCTTTAGTATAAATATTTTTTTTCATATTTGTGTATATGTTATTATTTTAGTAAAAGTTTCTTCCTAATGATGTTTGGAATGTGTTTATAATAGTATCAAAAGTTGTAACTTGAGCTGGTGTTAAATACTTTGTTATGAAGAAACTTTGTATCCTTCCTGTAAAAGGATTATATGGAGCGTTATTTAGATTAAGTGTAAATAAATAGTATTTTAAGTTTACTAATGCTACTGTTCCAACAGCGGCTGTAGCTGTAGAACTAACACCATTTTTTGCTATGTTCTTTAAGTTTGATGAACTAAATGTTCCTATCCAAGAACCTTGAGCGGTGGTTGGTGTAATCATACCAACGTAACTATTAGTATATCCATATATGGTCATATTATTACCTCCAACAAAATAGTGATTATTAAGACGAACACCACCAGCGGTGCTTGCTGCTCCAAATGAATAGTTTTCACCACCCATATTACCTGCGGTATGATATATTCCCCACGATGTATTTGTTGGTGATGCTTCTACACTTGGATTGTAGTTTGTATTTCCATAACCATTACTATTATTAGTTACACCCGAAGTATTAAATGTTAAGTTAGCAACATTACTCCAAGTAATATCAAATTGACTCTTTGTTCTTATAGCGTTTAATGCTGTTGATGCTGCTGTTTGACCAACCATTAGATATAAAACATCAATATCATTATACAAACTATTTGATTTTAATTGAGTAAATAATGTATTCGTTGCTGCTGATATTGTAGCATTTAATGTTCCACCAGTAGATAATACTGCCGCTAAATAAGCCGCAGCATCAGCATCAAATGGTGGAGCTGGAGTAGCAGTTGGAGTAGGGGTCTGAGTAGTTGTTGTTGTAGGAGTATTAGTTGCTGTTATTGTTGGGGTAGGTGTTACTGTTGGCGTCTGCGTTGGAGTAGGACTTGGTAATCCACTTATATTAATATCAATATAATTAGAACATATACCAATAGATTCTACTCTTATTGTTTGTGTTCCATCAGGGACTATTGTACTTGTATAACCGGCAACTAAAGAACTCTTTGGAACACCTGTCTCAAATGGCACAATATATCCATCAAGGTCTGAGTATAAGTCAAATGGCCCTGTTCCTGCTCCTGCTGTTGTTAAAGTTATAGTTACATTCATATTTTTAATTTATTAACAATTTGATAAAACCCTACAATTAGCATTACTATCACCTGGAAAAGGTGGATTCCAACCAGCAAATCCTGATGGTCCTGAACCTAAATATTCATCTATAAAATATCTTGGAGCACTTGAACCACTACCGGTGCAATAATATCTTCCCACATTTAATACTGTATTAGAACTTAAATATTTATTAGATTGTGTTTGAGTACAACCAGCACTAGGTGTATTACTAGTGTGGATACTATATCTGTAATTATACAAAGGTGCGTTTGATGGTGTATTGGTTGGGGTTTGCGTATTCGTTGGAGTTAATGATATTGTTGGTGTATTACTTGGTGTTTGAGTATTTGTTGGAGTATTGGTTGGGGTTTGCGTTAATGTAGGTGTAGGAGTAGGTGAAATTGGAATATTATTATTTAAGTTAGACGCTCCTCTAATATTAGTAGCATCTAATCTTATATTTGGTACGTTAGTCCAAGTAATACCATCATTAGAAATCATAGCTGATTGAGCGTTTATATTATTAGCCGCTTCACCTGTTGCTAAAAATACAGTTCCATTCCAAGATAAATTATTAATTGTCATTCCAGTACAAGTAACTCCTGTCCAACTTAACCCATCATAAGAATATGCCAATCTTTTAGTTGTATCAGCATTACTTCCACCAGCAACCCATATATTACCATTATTTATAATAGCATTACAAGGTGTGGCAATTATTGAAGTTGAACTTGGTACTGCTGTCCAAGTTGTAGCATTAGTTGAATATGCCATAGTAACAGTTCCACTACCACCAGCAATTGTTTTACCACCAAATGAATCTAATGTATAAATAGCAAATAAATTAGTAATAAGTGTTCCTCCTGTCCAAGTAATACCATCAACTGATGACTTAATATCAGAACTACCATTTCCACCAATAATCCATCTTGTACCATCATAAGTTAATCCTCTAATAAATCCAAGTATATTATTAAGTCCTGTCCAGTTTATACCATCGTAAGAATAAGATAAAGTAGGATTAACATTACTATTTGACCCAGCAATAAACATATTATTTTCATATCTAACAACCCATCCACTTGATAATGCTGTTGTTCCAATACCAGTCCAATTTATACCATTATAAGAATAAGCAATACCGTTAGTTCCATTTCCAACGGCAACCCAAACATTACCATTATAAGCAACATCATTTCCAGATGAACTAAATATTGATGTACCTAATTGATTCCAAGTTAAACCTGATATACTTCTAGAATATGCTAATGACGATGGTGTTGATGCGCTTGATGTTATTTCAGAACCATAAACCCACATTACAGGTAATAATGTTTCAGTAGGTGTAACTGTTGGAGTAGGAGTATTGGTTGGTGTCTGAGTATTCGTAGTTGTAGTAGTAGGTGTATTTGTTTGTGTATTAGTCGGTGTATTTGTTGGCGTCTCTGTTGGCGTCTGTGTTGGAGTAGCAGTTAAAGTTGTTGTAGGCGTATTAGTTGGTGTCTGCGTTGGAGTATTGGTTGGTGTCTCAGTTGGAGTAGAAGTATTTGTAGGTGTCTGAGTAGGGGTTGGTGGAACAGCAACATATACAGCATTACCTGCCAAGCTACAATCTGTTGTTGTACTTGGGGTAGGAGTTTGCGTGTTAGTCGGTGTCGTTGTTGTTGTTGGCGTATTGGTTGGTGTAGTAGTATTGGTTGGCGTATTTGTAGTTGTAGGTGTCTGTGTTGTTGTTGGTGTATTAGTAGGTGTCTCAGTCATCGTAGGTGTCTGAGTAGTAGTAGGAGTAATGGTAGGAGTAGTAGTAACGGTTGGAGTTACTGTTGATGTCTGTGTTGGTGTAGGGGTATGTGTTGGCGTAGCTGTAATCGTCGGACATAATGTTGATGTCGGCGTATTTGTTAAAGTAATCGTTGGTGTATTACTCGGTGTTTGTGTAACACTAAATCTACTTCTTATTGTCATATTATCCTGGATTACAAGCTCCCGAGTTTATTACCACTAAATCACATTCATAAGCTAATGAATCAGTACAAGCACATATTGATGTATCATCTCCTGGTGCTACAGTTATTGTTGTGTATGATGAACTACCACAAGCAATATAACTTATTTCACAACCAGTTGTTTCTGATGGATTAAAAATATCATAAGTCCTACAAACAACACACGGATTAGGTGTCGCTGTTGGTGTAGGGGTTGGCGGTGGAGGCGAACATAACCCTTGTTGATTTACAATTAAATTACCTTCATAAGCTAATGAACCAGCACAAGCACAAATATCAATATCATTTCCTCCTGCGACATTTATTGTAATTGGATTGATTGAACCACAAGGAACATAACTTAATTCTTGTGAACCCTCCTCATTTGGATTATAGACCCCATACAAGATACAATTTACACAAGGGTAGGTAGTTGGTGTCGGAGTGGGTGTCGGTGTCCTTGTAGGGGTTCCTGTTGGTGTTACGGATTGTGTAGATGTAACACTTGGAGTTGGAGTGGGACTAACTCCAATACAACTAGTACCTGATGATGTATTTGTTGGTGTATAGGTTGGGGTATTACTTGGTGTGGATGTGAAACTTGGAGTAGGAGTTTGCGTGTATCTCATATCTATAAATATCTAATTTATCAAAAACATTAGTAAGTTATTATGGTTACATATAAATTACCTGATGCTGGTAAATATGGAGAACAATTTAATGTATATGTTACGTTCACACTTGGATTAGGAATATTCAATCTTCCATAAGTATCATCACCAAATGATGTTCCCGCAACTATAGCAATATCATTTATACTACCTTGATTATTTTGATAAACAAATGATGCTGTAATATCTATATTATCTGAATAGAAATAAACAATTCCATTACCAAAATTATTTGTGTTTAATAATACATTACTTGTTGATGATTGAACTAACTCTAAGTTAGGGTCAGTTACATTTGGATTATACTCGCCAAGGTCTTTACTGAAATACCAATTCAATACATTAGGAGGGACTGGTGTTGGAGTAGGAGTCGGTAATGGTGTAACATTACAACCTTCAACTTCTATCTGTGGACAGAAGATAAACGATGAACCTCTAAAGGTTTTATAACAACCACATACGGTTATTGTTGAACCACTAGCAACTGAATATGATGATGTAACTCCCGAACAATCTACATAAGTAAATGATTGTCTTGTTGTTCCGGTATTGGTTACACTAATAGTATTACATTCACATTCTGTTGAACCGGTAAAGTCATTATAAACATCTAACTTAAAGTTCTGTATTGATTCATTACAATCATCGAATATAGCATAATTCCAATTTACATAATAGTCAAATGGTGCTAGTGGTGTTCTATCTATTGAATCAACAGTAATGTCTGTATCAAAATATACTTTTTCATAAACAACATCGGGATTATACTCTGCTCTTACAACCTTAAATCTGGTTACAACTCTTTCAGGATAAAACTCTGTTATAATATCAACATACTTACCCTCAAATGCGAACCACAAATAATTTAAGTCCGTATGGGAATGAATAACATTACAATTATCATCACAACTAATTAGGTCATAAAATAATACTGGTGTCATCTCATAATCTCTTGTGAGTTTAACCAACTCAACATCACACATACTTGCGTCCATTAAAGATAAATTACTTATCTTATTAATTCTAAACTTGGCATTCTTAATAAAGATTGTCTCGTTGAAATATAATTGTGATACTTCCCAAGGCGTTAAATACATTTTACAAGAATAAATCTTATTCTCTTCTGATGTTAAATCCTCAATATAATCACGATAATATCTGTCGTATTGTGAATCAACTTCAGGATAAACTAATTCTGTTTCCAAGAACTTTTCATCTTGATTATAAATTGTATAATGAGAAAAACCTGAGACAGCAAATGGATATGTTGTTAAACGATTTATATTGGGTAATGTCCCCAATCCAACTAAACCAAATGTATTAACCTCTTGTGATGAACCATTATATCTATAAAAAATAACATCAGTTCCGGTATTACCCGTTGGAATTGGAACACCAGCGAATGCTAATCTTGGTAATGAACGAAATGCTCTATACTCAAAGTTAGATATACCATTTTTGTTTATTTCTTTTGATACAAAATAACAAGGTAATGCTAATTCATATTCTCCTGGTGTAGATAAATAATAATCCGTATTCTGTCCTAGTGATGGAGTAATATTTATAAACTCATTCTTAAAATCGATTGATAAATCTACAATCTTTTGACCGAATATTTTATTAGTTTTATTATTATATTCACTATTAACAAAATCTTTATCTTGCTTGTTGGCTAAGAATACACTACCATTTATAATACTTGTGGTAGGGGTTAATGTTTGTAGGCTATTAAAATCTACCTTTGATGTCCAATCCAATAAATCTCCCTTACCTATGTAATTTACCATAGGTTCAATTATAAGTGTATTAGTTTTCGTTGGGTGTTCCACAACAACCAAATTAAACATCTTATTAATGTCTTGGATATATTGTATTTGTTTATAATCACAAGGCATCTCTTTATTAAGTTCTACAACTTTTGGAATAATAATAGGAGAATTGACTATACTAAAATCAACTGAATTGACGGTAAATCCGGGAAACGCTGCTGTTGTATCCTTAAATCCTATGAAGAATAATGTCTCACCATTTTCAGTATCATTAAGAATCTCTTCTAAAGTAAATGTTGTTGTGTTTAATGTAGTTGAAATAGCCAAAGGATTAGAGTAGACATTAAAAACTCTTTTCCTTTCACCTTGTAATGTCGTACCTGATAATGTATTAACCCACTGATATAGAACAATTTCACCAATTTTAACTCTTGATGGGCCTCCATAACCTAATTGAGTTGTAGCGCATACAACATTTAATTTAAGTTCATAATTTTGAGTTATTGAAAAAGGTAGGCTAAACATATAATCTGTAAAACCACTAATCTTTGAGGCATTTAATGGAAACTCATTTAAGTCAATAGGGTTAAAATCCATATTTTCTTTAATGATTTCTCGTGTCTTAAATATTGGTTGACTTAATGTTACTGGTGAGCCAAGTGCTTCGTATAAAACTGGTGTTGTAATTGAACCACCTGTTATACCTGATAGATTAATAAATTGATAATCATATTCTTTTGCAGCAAACATATATGGATTATCAGCATTTAATGATAATGGCATATAATATCTATTCATATAATCCCCATCAAAGAACTCTGATTGAATATTATAACCAGCTTGATTAACAATTAGTTCATATAACTTTGTTGCTCTTACTGATGGTATTAAATAATCAGGAGTTACTGGATTTTTATAATAATCAAAAAATCCTGGTGTTCCTGAGAACTCTAATATCGGTGTTGCTAATGTATCAATATCTTGTATTGTTCCAAAAGTTGTTCCGGTATAATCATAACCCCTTTGTCCCAAAATATATTTAACCTCTCCACGTGAAACAGGATTATTCCAACCTGGTGTATATGTGTCAAGAAAATCTAAGTATGGTTGTGGTTGTTCTAATAGAACATCAATAGGTAATAACGATGGGTCATTAAATATTTGTGATGTAACATCTGTATTATACAAACTATGGTTTAATGATGTTGTATCTGTAAGACATAATCCCTTATCACCAATATTGGCAGCTAAATCTCCAATAGCAGAATAGAACGTTACAGAATAGATTTTTTCTGTTTGGTTTATACCCACAGAGTTCATTCTCACATATCCATTATACAACTCATAACCATTATAAATTAAGTCAGCCTCGAACTTACGTTTGGGGTTCCAATCCAACGCAACAGCATTTATATCAAAGAAATAATTAAAGATGTAATTATTATTCTTTGAGCCAGGAACCTTAAACTCTTTTGTGTATGCTGAGTTCTTTTTTGTTATATCTTGTATCTCTGCGAAAGATACTTGAATTGTAACATCATCATCACCATAGAGTTCGATATACTCCTGTTTTCCATTTACATAAGTTCTAAGTTGTAACCCCATAATTAACCTTGTGTTCTAAATCTCTTAACATTACCATAAGATAATGTGAATGTATATTGAAATATCTTTTGATATTGTTGTTCATAAACCTCAAAATCAGTATCATTAATAACTACCGGTATTAAGTGTTGATATAAATAAATTGGATTACGACAATCAAGACAATCTAAATCTTTAATTATTGTTCCCTCTATTACATAAACCTCAGGGGACATAAATAATTCTTGAACAATCTCCGTATCGTTTTCATCCATAAACCAACTAGCACATTTAATTTGGTAGTCAGCAATTTGTTCATATACCGTCTGTCCTCTTTGATTAGAACCTCTAGCGTAGAATTGTTTATTCAACGATGCTTCTTGTTGATATTTCTTTCTTTCTAAATTGATAGTTTTAGTCGATTTCTTACCAAAAGTATAGGTGTCCCACATTCCCCTACCATTTAAGAATAATAAGTGAATAGGGTTGTTTATACAATCTTGTGGTTGAATATAATATTCTATAACCTCAGTCGTTGCTGAGTTCATATTTAATCTATTTGCTTTACTTGTATTATAAGATGTTCCATAGAAACATACCTTTTGTGAATCTGTTGGTATTGCGTTTAATGTATTACCAGATGTTATGTTATATGGTAAATAAAAGTTCAACATCTTAAATTGTGAGTTGATAGGTTCGTTCGATTGTGGTTGTGCTAATGTTGTTCTGTTGATAGATTCAGCAGAATAGGTATAAGGGTCTCCCCAATTCTTAGCACTTCTAATACCAATAGAATAAATGTCATTTGTGAAATATTCATTTCTTCCATTTAAGAACGATACAATCATAGGACAATCCACGTGATGCATTCTTCTTCTAATCTTTTGATTTACATAACCCGGTTGTGATATTGTTTGGTATATTGTTCCACCAGCGTTTAAGAACTCCTTAGGCCCACAATCTACAACTGACCTGAACCCATTACATAAACCATTATCAGTTGGGGTAATTGGTTCTACTGGTCCTTCATTTTGTACTATTGAACCAGAACAAGCACAGAAAGAACTTGATGTTTGTGGGTTTAATGAAATGGATACTGTATTACCTGAAATACAATCTGTATAAGAATAACTTAAAGTATTCTCGGGGTCTGTATTACTAACAGTATAACTATGACATTCACAAGCATCGTTTCTTTGATATACGTGTCTAAATAAATCATAGTAATACCACGACTGATTATCTACTTGGAAAAAGTTAGCTGAACCAGTATAACCACTACCTAATGTAGCTGCTGCTAAATATGGTTCAGGAACTAATGTATTATCAACACCAGGAAATATTGTTATTGCTTGTGGTTGATATGTTCCTTCAGGGTCTATGTCTGTAATAATTGAACTACCTGATTCGTATTCACAACCAACGATTACTCTATATTTCTGTACTTGCCATAATAATTGTAGATTAGCATTCTCACTACCATTATCCCACAAGTTATATGCGTTCATACTTCTTGTCTCTTGTGCGTCTGATAATGTGATTACACTATTCTCATCAGCAACGGGGTTTAAGTATGGATATGTTGTTCCACTAAATCTTGGATTGGCTAATAGTAATGTTCTTACTATTTCCCCCACATCCATAATGGCTTTATTGTATGTATTAGGTCTTACCTTTAATCTGGCTACTCTATGATTTTGATTAGGATTAGACCAATCAATCTCATCAGCTCTAAAGTATATGTCTACAATATACTTGAAGTTAGTTAGTGTTGCTCCTGATGATGAAAAGGTATAAACGTGTTCTCCATTACTTGGGGTAATGCTTAAAGGATATTGTTCTACATTTATTACTATACTCATTTTATTATCTTATTTGTTTTCTTCAACCACTTTCTCAAAGAAGTTGCTTATGTCTATTCCTAACGCTTGTATTGCTTCGTTCTCAAACTCTTTCTCGAATAGGACAAATGCCTCATCATAAAAGTTTGTTGGTTGAATACCAAATTGTTTTATACTACTACTAATAGCGAAGGCTAAACTCTTGGCATTAAACTTTTGGAACTTACCGGTCTTTTTATTTCTACTCTTATTAATCCCCTTAACTTTAATCCAATCTAATAATGGTTTAATTGGAACATACTTACCAGGTCTTCTACCATCATTTACATTTCTCCAATAATCTAACATCTTAATAATAACCTCATTTGTTGTGGGGTTAAATGAAACGTTAATACTATCGTATAGATTACCCGTTTTTGTTTTCATATTCCTAACACCAAATGACCTTTTATTCCCTTTATAACCAGGAGCGTAAGGATATGGTTTAGCTAATGATTGTTTTAATGCCTCCTCAAACATCTTGGATAAGCCAGCCATTACTTTATTATATTCGGTATAATCTATTTTTTCTGTCATTATTGTCCGCTATTATTATCACAAGGTGGGAATGTTGCGTATGGGGCATCACATCTATCAATAGCATCAGGAACTTTTAATCTAATCTTACCAGCCCAACCTGAAACGTAGTCATCAAATGATTCACTAAATGGTGTCATCTGAACCGGATAATCAATATCCAAATTACAATAACACTCCATACCTGTAGCATATCTTAATTGAGCAATAACATCTTTAAGAATATCTAATGTATCACTCCATACATCAATCTCGTTCTCAAAGTTCTTGGTGTTGAGAATATCCATAATCATAATGTTAAAGGTATAAACTGTCTGTCTACCATCAGTTGTGGCATCTTCTGGCATAACCCACATCAAAGGATAATATGGTGCGTAGTTCTGTTCTGTATTATCAATCTTTAATCTTTCTTCTGTATAATAGATTAATTGATTAACATCACCAATACCCCATCCTTGAAGTTGTTCGTGATATGTTTGTAGTTGTCTTAATAAATCAACTATCTTCTTAAAGTTATAATAACCTACGTTGTTTGCCATAATTATCTTCTATATCTTTGTTCTAATTTTTGTTGTTCTCTTTTTCTCATATCATTTACGTCCTTCATATATGACATATAGTTTAACACATATATTAGGGGGTATTGAGTTATTTCATCGACTTTGGTGATGTCTTCATTTGCGAGCGATATAAGAGTGCCGAACCAGCCCCAAAACTTGCTAAAACTATTAGCTTCACGAGTACCCAAGTCATCTTCACCATCATCTTCGTTCTGTTCCAAAAAGAGACCGTCGTATTTCCTTGTAATATTTTTTCTATACGCAAAAAAAAACTCGAACTTCCGTGTAAGTATTTTACTGGTAGTTTCTTGAACTCCTCGGCTTTGACATCTAATACTTTGGAATCATAAGGTAAATAATTTCCTTGTTCATCAACCTCACGATATAACATCGCCATCAATAAGTTCATTTGTCTTTTACGTTCTGCTTCTGTCTTTGTTAAGAAAGAATCAATATCAATAAACTCCCCGAACTTTAAGTTGGGTAAATCTAAGAACTTATACTTCTTATTATTAAACTCAAACTCATTTATAAACTTTGAGCTGTCTTTAATGAAATACTCTGATATTGTTTGTGATGCTGATAATACTTCATCATAATCTGCGTCCTCAATCTCTTGAATTGATAAGCCAGTTATTTCTGCTATTAGTTTAACGGCAAACTCACGTTCATCACTCCACTCTTGTAGCATCATTATTTTCGTCCACATCTCTATGGTCGGTTCCTGTATTTCGTATTTCTTACCTTTGTATTTTACAAACGATTTATCCATTACATTAAAATATCTTTTTTATTTATTTTATACACATTATCTAACTTTATAAGTTCCATAAGTTGCCTTCTTCTTAAATGATTGGTATGCTAGTGCTAAACTTATTACAGTATCATCGTGGAACCCATTAGGAGACCCGTATTTAACTTTTCTTGTCTTGGGTGAGTATTCATACGTAAAGACACTTAACTCTTTGTAAAGGTCTGTATTGAGTTCATTTGTTGGTAGAACTAATTTGTTCTCATTTAACCCCATAATTAAATCTTCAATCATATTTTGTTTGGATTCATTATTGGTTACGAAGGGTTGTATTGCGGGGTATTGTTTTCTTATGTTCTCATATAATACATCACCGATACTATTCACCTCGGCTATTGCTACTGGTTTCCATCTCTTTAACTTTGCTACAACCTCACTAATAATAATATCCCAACTCTTTTGTCTTTCTCTATAAAAATCTACCAACTCTCCTTTTGAGTTTAGTATTGTTAATACCGTGTAGTCATTCTGTCTTCCAAAGTCAATTCCACCATAATATTTTTCTCCTGCTACTTGGGGGGGATATGATGTTAATAAACAAGAAGAACTTAGTGATGAGAATACCTCACCTCCATCTTCCATAAACTCTGCCATTATCTCTTGACGATATATCGAATCCGGTAATGATAATTTGGCTTCTTCTAATTCTTCTGGTGTAATAAATGGTGTATCAAATGATGTGGCGTGAAATGTTTTATATTGTTTGTTCTCATCACCATAACCTCTAACGGCAATATTATAGAACCAGTTCCTACCCTTTGGTGTTGATATGAATAATACCTTCTTACCCTTAACCAATACTGTAGGTCTTAATACCGTACTCCATACAACATCTTTAATGTATGCCGCCTCATCAACTATAAGATAATCTAATGTATAACCCCTGAGTGTATCTTCTCTTTCACCTGAACGGAAATAGATTACTGAACCATTTATAAACTCAATAAATAACTCTGACTTATTGACAGATTTTGTTAGTCCTGTTTCGGCTATTGTATTTACTAGTTCAGAGAATACTTTCTTTGCTTGAGAATATACCGGTGAGACCCACATAGATGTTGAACCATTATCTTCTAATGCCCATTTTAATATTAGGTTCTGTCCGGTAAATGACTTACCTGATTGTCTACCGAAACAACCAATAATATATTTTGTTACATTATCAGTACAAGCATTTATAATCTCTTGTTGTTTCTTGGTTGGGGTGAATCCCTGAACTGTAATCTCATTCATTTGTTGTTCCTGATAAAGCTCTTAACTTCGCTTCTTCGTATATTTGTTTCCTTAGTTTTAAGATGTATAACATCTCCAATCTATCCTTATCCTTCGGTGGTCTCGGCACCATCTTGTTCTTGCTCATCTGTATTTCCAAACTTTAATTTAATAACGTGTGATGTTATTTTTATGTCTTGTTCAATCTTTTCCTTTGGTTTTCCATATACTCTTGTTAGTAATGTCTCTAAAGTATTTAAGTCCCCCTTCTGTATTGATAATAGAATAGCTGATGCTATTGTCTGTTCCAATACCGTTGAATCCTGATTGTTTTTAATTCCCCTTAATTCTTCATTATTAAGTGATATTAATACTTGTATTGCGTCAAGTATCTCTGATTGTGTATATCCAGTTTCTTTAAGTTTCGAGATAAACTTTCTTGGTCTTCCATTACGATTTATTCGTGGGTCGTTCTTCTCAAACTTCTTACCGGACTTATGTAAGTTCATATTAGCCATAATCTGTAGTATATGTGTAGTTTAATATTTAGTTGCTATATTTTTCTCTGTATCTTGCCTTTAAGTGCTTGGCAATATTGATAAAACATTTACCACAACCAGGTCTTTTATTTGTTCCAAATACTCTATTATAAAAATCATAGATGTATTGTATTTCTTGTGGTGTCATAGAATATCTATCTAACATCGGCATTATATCATCAAACTCTTCTTTGCTATAAACTTCTATTTGTGATATTGTTATTTCTTTTGGCTTACATTTGCCACATCCTTCTTCTTTCATAATTGTTCTATTACTTTATCAAACCATTTATCAAGGTCGTAGTATCTTGATGATGAACCACTATCTCCAATTCCTTCTCCGTGTGCTTGGGGACTATTACCAA